ACTTAAAATGCCTATAGAGAAGGTTACCGCTCAAAGTATTGGCTCTACTATTACTTATGGTCGTAGATATGGATTATCTGCTATCACAGGTATAGCTCAATATGATGATGATGGTAATGCTGTTTCTAGTAAAGGTATTACTAAGAATCATGCTAAAACTGTAACAAATAACCAAGGAGTATAAAATGGCTGTAAAAACAATGGCAAAAAATGTAGGTACTGGTCAATATAATGCTGGATGGCACGAACTTACTATTAGTAAAGCTACTGACGGTGAATGGAATGGAAAAAGGGTTGTAGACCTTAATTTTGAAGGCTATCCTGAAAACATGCGTCATCGTGTATTTGAAACTACTAATTCTAAAACTGGTGAAGAATTTAAGATTGCAAATCTATTTAGGTATGCATGTGCTGGTATTATCAGTGTCTTAAATGATCCAACAGGGAAGAATCCTGTAATTCAATATGATGATGAAGTAACAAATCTGGTAGGTACTAAGTTAAATGTTTTCTTTGTTAAGAAACCAAGTAAAACTGATGGCAATGAATATAGTGAAGTATATGATGTAGTTCCTGTAGCTCAAGAAACAGAACATCTAATATATACTGAGGATGATGTTACTCGTATGAAAACTAGAGTTGAAGGTAGACATACTGGTAAAGCATCTGCTAAGACTAATGTTGTTGGTACTGTTGCTACAGAAACAACTTCAACTACTACTACGTCAAACGCAGACATTCCTTTCTAATAACAACTCTTGAGATAGGCTATATCATATTTCATTTCTACAATTCCTTGTTTTTTGATTAACTTGATATAGCCTTTTCTCATTAACGGAGATATTATGGCAAAAAAAGTACCAGAAGAAATAGCTAATGAATTATGGAAAGCTATCAATAGGCTTGAAATTGCTACTGATATAATTAAAGCTGTAGATGGATATCTTGATATTCCAGAAGATGAATTAACTGAAGGTGAAAGATGTTTAAAAAAGAGATCTAGAGAATTTTTAGGAGGAATCAGTGAATCTTGATGATATAGTTAAATTATGGCATAAAACTCAAGAAGGTCATTACCTTGAGTGTAGAAAAAATCAGCTTATATTTGCTGATATAATGTGGAAACTTTATGACAAATTGAAGAAAAAAGATGATTGATAGAAAGTGGTCATTTAAGACAACTAAAGAGCTTGTGGAGTTTGTTAAAGGGTTTGAAGAACAGCAGGACAAAACACTTGATGTAAATTACTTTAAGCTTATAGCTGTACTTAGAGATAAACCAAAGAACAGAACTATTGACCAGGAGAGTGATAAATATATTGATAGGGAATTAGGGACAATAGATTCTATAACTGACATGAAAAGAACAGAAAATATGCAACATCCAGCTGAAACAAAGTGGATGATACATAAAGCAAGAACAATGATAAAAAAATGAAATCTATCCCATTTAATATAAATAGAAGTCTAAATAAAAAAGATAAATCTAGAATAAGCAGTAGAAAACATAGAAAACTTCATGGTATTTGCAGAGATGGTTCGTCAAAAAGTAGGGAAATGGCACAAGCTACTCGTCTCAATATGTATAGAAGGATACGAGAAGAAAAAGAAAACCCATATACAAAACACCCTCTATCATTTGAAGAATTTGATAATATTCCAGATATTGAAGATTTAATAAAGGAGAAAGAATGATTAAAGAATTTGCTTTTGGATTAGCAAATCGACATCATTTTGGAGATGTACACGATATTGAGAAATGGGCAGGTATGGCACAAGATACTTTCATGTCCCTGTGGGATTATGATAATCACGTAGTTGATTACGTTAAAAAGAAAGGAACTCTTGCATCATATGATGGAATGCTATATATGCCTGATGAATTTATTCTTGATGTTGATGGTACAAATCCAGATAATGCTCGACAAAAAACAATTGGTTTAGGTATCCTTCTAGATGATTTATGTGTTCCATATCAAGCTTATTTTTCTGGAACAGGATTTCATTTAGGAATATCTGGATCAGCATTTAGGTGGAAGCCAGCACCTAATCTTCATTTAATGGTGAAAGATGAATTAATGGCTAGAGGTATTTATGAATATGCAGATGTATCTGTATCTGATAAAACCAGACTTATAAGAGTAGTAAATACTCTTAATAGTAAATCAAAATTGTGGAAAGTACCTCTTTTACAAGCTGAATTACATAGACCTATAGATGTAATACAACATATAGCTAAGGGGAAAAGAAGTACTTGGACTTGGCAAGTATTGGAATGCGAACCTGTATTTGATGTATTAAAGCGTAAAACTATAGCAAGTGATAAAACATTTGAAACTGTTACACTTGGTAGAACTCCAGATCCTGTATGGTATCCATGCATTCAAACTATGATGGCTGGTGCTGGTCAAGGATCTAGACATCAGATAGCTTTACGTGTAGCAGGATTCCTTAGATGGAGATATCCAGAACATGTTATTAGGCTTATTATGGAAGATTGGAGACAACGTGTAGATAAAGATCTAAATTCATTTAGTAAGAAGGAAATGGATAAGATAGTTACTGATTGTTATGAAGGACATAAGGGTAATGGCTATAATTATGGCTGTACTGATGTTCATATGGATAATCATTGTCAATCTACATGTAGGCTCTATAAAGCTAAGAAGTCTCAACATATGATGGATGCTAAAGCTATGGAAAAAGAACTTGTTGATTTCTTTACAAGAGATCTTGAACCTATAAATATAGGTAAATTATATGGTCAAGATTTTCCTATATATCCGGGTGAAGTTGTAATCTTACAAGCACCACCTAAGTCTATGAAAACCATGCTCTTACAGAGTTGGATACATAAACTTAAACGTCCAACTTATTTCATTGAAATGGAAATGTCACCACGTCAGATGTGGATGAGATTTGTTATGATGGAAAAAGGTTGGGATGAAGATCAGCTTAAAGCTCATTATAAGCAGTATGCCAATGGAATTTCTCAAAATTTCGATTGGCTTACGATAGATTATAATAGCTGTTATTCTCATGAACTTAATAAACGTATTATGATGCTACCATATAAACCTGAAATAATAGTAGTAGATCATATGGGTTTGTTTAAATCTCAAAAGCATGATAATAATATGAAGGTTGAAGAAGTATCTCAAGCTCTAATGGAAGTTGCTATTCAGAATAATGTAGTAGTATTTGCAGTATCTGAGATAACAAAGCAAGCATTTCATGAAGGTATGGATATAACCTCAGCTAAAGGATCATTCCGTATTGGTTATAATGCCAATAAGGTTTTATCATTAACACCATATAAAGATGACAAGAATCTCATAAAATCATTAAAGGTTGTATGTACAGCCAACAGAGAAAGGGAAACACTTAATCTTGAACTAAATGTTAATGGTACGGATATAAGATGATACAAATAACAAAATGGCTAGATCCTGAAGATGAAACGTGGTATAAGGGAACTTATATCACTGTTCTTGAATGGTTAATGATTGAAAAGGAACATATTGCCAAGCTTACCGGTAAGGCTACCACTATAAGAACTAATCCAGAAGGATATAAAGCTATATTTAGGAAAAGAATCAAATGAGTAATGATAGAATAACAGAAGAAGCAGACTGGAAAGATGGAATGAATGCTTTTAGAGAGAAATCTTGTAAAGAATTTACAGCAATCTATCAAAGTCTTTCAAAGATCGAAGAAGAAATAGATAAAATAAAACAGAAAATACAAGGAGACCCCAAATGAACCCTTATTTACCAATAAGAAAGGTACCGTTAGATTATAATGGTATATCGTCATCTGCTTTTGCAGTTCAAATGCAACATCCAGGTGGAACAGATGCTCTTCCTGAATGGAAAGAAGCAGGTGTAGTAGGTAATAGCTATATGTTATTGCCTAATGAAGAAGTAAAAGATGCAGCTCATCAAGTAGCTGAAGAATGTAAGATTGACTTTGTTCCTGATAAAACGTTCTTTAACGGCCGTAATTACGTGTATTCCATGAGATCTAATCATGTGGCA